TGGCGAAGACGTAGAAAATGTTATACACAAGCTATATCAGGCCAGTGGACAAAACATAGAAAAAACAGAAACGGGTATTATCTACATTGACGAGATAGACAAAAAAGGTCGTAAGAGTGAAGGTACTAGCATCACTCGTGACGTCAGTGGCGAAGGTGTTCAACAAGCATTGTTGAAGATTATTGAAGGCACTGAATGTCGTGTCCCGCAAACCGGTGGCAGAAAACATCCCGGCGGAGAAATGCTAACTATCAACACCAAGAGTATTTTGTTTATTTTGGGTGGTGCATTTGTCGGGCTCGAGGATATAATAAACCGAAGAATGAATAACACAACTTCGATTGGTTTTGGTGGAAATCCTGAAAAGAAGAAAGCGGACTTGACAAAAGTAATACAAGACGATATAATTAAGTGGGGCATGATACCAGAGCTTGTGGGTCGTATGCCAAAGGTTGCAGTTCTTGAAGAACTAAACGTCAATCAATTATGTAAAGCGATGACGGAACCTAAAAATAGTTTACTTAGTCAGTATCAAGAATTATTTAAAATGGATGGTGTAGAATTAAACATAGACGAGTCTGCAATACAATCCATAGCCAAAAAATGTATAGAAATGAAAGTAGGTGCACGTGGTTTGCGTGCGGAATTAGAAAATGTCTTATTAAAGACACAGTTCATTTTGCCTGACCTGGCTACAGAGAATGTAACCAAAGTAACAATCACGGAAGAAAGCGTAACACAGGGCAAAGAACCATTATTAGTATATGGCAACAAACGAAAAAAGACACGAGAACAGACTACTAGCCAATCGTGAGATTAGGTCTAGGGATGTTCGCCTTATTGGTGTCGAAGGCGAAAATTTAGGCGTATGGCAATTCTTCAGGGCGTTGAATCTTGCACAGGATCAGGGCCTGGATCTTATACAAATTAACTCACAGACCAATCCGCCTGTGTGTAAAATAGGCGATCTAGGAAAATATAAGTATGACTTACAGAAAAAACAAAAAGATATCGACAAGCGTAACAGAGAAAATAGAATAGAATTAAAAGAAGTTCAACTGCGCCCCGCCATCGATTCTCACGATCTGGGAGTTAAAATAAAACACATACAAGAATGGCTTAGCGATGGTGACAAAGTAAAAATTGTTATCAAATTTAGAGGCAGAGAAATGGCCAACAAAGAAGCAGGTTATGGTCTAATAGAAGACATACTTGCACAAGTTCCCTCGGCCAAGCTGGAAGGTAACAGCGAAATGCAGGGTAACAGGTTAACAGCAGTTCTTTATCAAAACAAACAACGATGAACAACGATCCCAATACCATAGACTTAAGTGATATCAAGTCAGTGGAGTTTTCATGGAACGAAACAGACATGAGCACCGGTTTTATAGCACAGGAAATCACCGCATTTCCAGGCACTACCATAACACTGAATTCTTTTAGTGGTTCTGTTACCAACTCCACTGTTAATTCTGGTAGTTCTACTTATACGATTTCAACGCCCTATGAAGAAATGGAACAGCGTTTGTCAAAACTAGAAAAGATTATTGCCGAAGAGGAAGAAGTTCGTAGAACTCACCCAGCTGTCAAAATGGCCTATGATGAATACAGGTTGTTGTATATTTTGGCTAAAAAGAATCCTGGTGATCACTTGACAGACCTGTGAACTTAGTGTATAAATATATTTGTAAGACGCCATTAGGGTTTTACACTGGACATATTGTCCAAAACGTTCTTGCTTATTAAAGGAGAAAACTATGAACGCATTAACACGATTTGACACTACAGCTCTTAATCAATTGAACAGAGCGCTTGTTGGCTTTGATCGCTTATTTACTGAGCGACTATCACAGCAACAATCTTATCCTCCCTATAACATTATCAAGAAAAGCGACAACGACTACGAAATTGAAATCGCAGTTGCGGGCTTTACTCTTGAAGAAATCGACGTAGAAGTTAATCAAAATCTTTTGGTTATTAGAGGAGAACGCAAGCGTGAAGATGACACTGATGTAGAGTATCTACATCGCGGACTTGCTTATCGTAACTTTGAAAAGAGTTTGACGCTGGCGGAACACATGGAAGTGGGCACAGCCAGTATACGAGAAGGTGTGTTGCGTATAGCAATCACTAGAGTCGTTCCAGAAGCACTGAAGCCACGCAAAGTGCAAGTTATTGGCTACGATAACTAAACACTGGTTTGGGGAGCACCTGCTCCCCAATTGATAAATATTATTGAAGGAATTAACATGACGCTTATGGCGACAGAAATAAAACAAACGACTCGGGAATCAGTAAACATTAAACAACCTAACATGTATAAGGTAGTGTTCAATAACGATGACACTACTCCTATGAATTTTGTTATTGATTTGCTTAAAGCCGTATTCCATCACACTGACGAACGTGCCCATAACTTAACCATGCAAATACACGAACAGGGCAAAGGCGTGGCCGGTGTCTATACTTTTGAAATTGCAGAACAAAAACACAACGAAGCCCTGTACATCACTCGCTCTAACGGGCACAATCTCAATATAAACATAGAGTCAGAATAATGCACGCCAAACAAAAAGAAGCCTTGGACATTCTCCAAGAGGAATGCGCCGAAGTGGTTGTCGCGGTCAGCAAAATCAGTCGCTTTGGCCTTGATAATTACAAGCCAGGAAAACCACTAACTAATCGTCAACACCTAGCCGAAGAACTAGGAGATTTACAGGCTATGATTGAAATCATGTATGAATTAGATATTATATATCCTGCAGAAGTACGACAATATGCAGAAGCTAAAAGAGAAAAGCTAAAAAAGTGGAGTAATATCTTTTCTGAATGAACATATTAGTACAACTACGTAAGTAGAAACACTAATAAAATGTTGCAGTGCCAGATAAATAAAGTAGAGTGCAACAAGCACTCTACTTATGAAAGGCATTACAAATGCTAGAATTAATAGGATATTTCATCAAACCACTGATGAACTCACAGTTTAACACAAATAAACAAAACGAATTGGACCGTTATATTTCCAGTAAAAACCCAACCACAGTGGCAGAAGTCGATCACTGGACCAAGGAATTTGATCGTAAACAAACAAATCAAGGGTGGCCACTGTGATTAAACGTATTTCTAAATTTGTCTGGGCTATAATGCTAGATATCGCCGAAGCACGTCAGGCCAGTATAAGAAGAAACACTCGTTCAATGTGGTATTGACTTAGCAGTTAACTCTGCGCTATAATAGCTAAATACTTCTGTACAGGGGGTTTGTTATGCCAACTAAGCGCAATGTGACTAGAACCAAACTATTTAGAATGGTTCAGGCAACGTGGATAGAGGACTGTAAGTTTAGGCCTACAATTCAAGATTGTAGGGAAATGTTTCACAACATTAATCGACAAGTTTTCAACAACGAATTAAAAATGCCTAACTTTAGACTTGTTTACAGCAAGGACTATTGGGGCATGTGTGTTGGTAATTTTGAAAATCCAGCACGTTGTACAATTCACATGAATAAAAGTTTTTTAAGTAAAAGACTTTTTATAGATACCATGGCACATGAAATGGTACATCAGTGGGAATGGCTTAACAACGATAATATGACACATGGTCCACAATTCTTTTTGTGGAAAAAAGAACTAAGTAAATTCGGCATACACTTAGGTAGAGCATATCGCATTAAACATTATAGGCTAGATTAATGATACTTGGTATTGGTACCGACATTTTAGAAATAGATAGAATTAAAAACTCCATTAATAAACTGGATAAACTAGCAAATCGAATATGCACCGATTTTGAATTAACTGAATATAATCAAGTTAATTTAGATAATAAAGCAGTATATCTTGCTAAAAAATGGGCCAGTAAAGAAGCAATATCTAAGGCCTGGGGCACAGGTATTCAGGGCAATACTCGATTTAAAAGTATTGAAATTAGACATAATAAGGTTGGACGACCTGAGGTTGTATTCTATGATAATCTTTGTGAAACTGCGAATACTCTAAATGCCAAATGTCATTTAAGTATATCAGACACTGATAATCAAGTTATTGCATATTCGATAATCGAATATAATCAGGTATAATACTAGATACTATATAATATTTTAGTACTATACTACTGTACTACTTTTAGACCCTGAAAAATAGCCAAAAATAGGCGTTAATTCAGTTTCGTGCTATAATTAACTTATGACGAAACGCAAAACACGCACAGACCGCAATCACGCAATTTATGTTATCACTAACGTGAATACCAACGAGCAATACGTTGGCGTTACAGTTTGCAGTGGTAGCTTGAAAAAGGCATTGAAAGTTCGTATTCAAAAGCATGTTCGTCGTGCACTAACTGAAAACAAGGACTGGGCTCTGTGCAAGAGCATTCGTGAGCACGGCGTCGGCGCCTTTACATATGGACTTGTGGAAACAGTTCGTGGCAAAGTAGCCGCTCATGCTCGTGAACGTGAGCTTACACGAATTCATAGGCCCGTTCTGAACACACTGTAAGGAAACTACGATGAGCTACCTGCGTTTTATTTGGTTTGTAGTTGAACGTGATGGGTTCTATGAGCCCATTCGCTGGGCTGAAAATGCTAGCTATGTTCCGGGTCGCCAGTCATTTCCCGAGTACTGTGCAGATCACGGCTACAGTGTGATTTCTGGACCATATAAGACTCGTAAACGAGCCATGGAAAACTTGCCAAAATAACCATTAATTGACATTAATTCATTTTGACGTTATAATATAGACTTGCAACTAAGGAGACAGCATGATTACACATGAAGATATGATTGTTTACAAGAACATTGGTACTTACCATTTAGTAAATGACGACGGCTATGATGAAGAAACTGATACTTGGTATCAGCCTGAGCGTCACTATGAAGTGCGTCACTTCTCCGGCTTGACAGTCACTGCTAGCTCGGTCAAAGAATGTAAGAAATGCTTGGATGACTTCGAAGTTACTGCCCGTGAAATTCGCGAAGCTATCAATAAGTTGACTATTTACGGTTATCGTGTATTTAAGGAAAGTGAATTCCAGGACACACAACAGCCAGTCAACTTTTTTAGAACCAACTAAAAACATAAATTAAAGGTATTGTTATGGCAGGCTATCACGCAGTACAGGAATTTCGTAGGCTAGAAGCTGATCTAGATCGTCTTGGTCTCATGTTATGTAACCCAAAACATGGCGGCTGGAGTGGTGATGACTACAGTGATCGTGCAGGCGTAAAACCCAAGGACTCTGATGCACTGCCAATCTATGCACGTGATGCGGAATTATTTACTGGCACACTGGAGCAGATCAAGGTCTGGCTGATTGGTGTGCAATGGGCTCGCAACTACGACCAGATGTTGCGACTGAGTGACGAAAAAAAGCGAACTAAAAAAGAAGCAGACTATCGACATACAGAAATGTTGCGTCAGTTAAAACGAGATTACACAAAGAAAGAAGAACAAAGTGTTTGAGGTAATAGGTAAGGGTATAGAATATCGCGCGGCATCGCTGGATAACGCGATGTTTATTGCAAAGACACTCAACCAGTTTGTGACCATACGCGGTCCAGACTTTGAAGTGTGCGGTATATTTGGAGTAGATAGTATTAAGAATGGCCTGTGTCCTGATGGCATAGCCTACGATTGGAACAAAGCAAGCCGTATAGGACGTGTTAAAAAGGAACGAGTATGACCAAAGACAAAGAAATTGAAGTAGTGTTTGCACCCGGCGCATTTGATAGTTTTGAGGGTACACAGGAAGAACTAGATGCCCTCGTCAAAGAAATCGAGGACATGGCAAAGTCCGGAGATCTTTTTGAAAAATCTAGACCCATTAATATTGATGAAATGAGCGTGGAAGACATGGCTCTTTTGGCCAATGCACTGGGTATAGATCTGGACTCACTAAGTGACGAACTTATCGAACACAGAGAAAAGAAATTTTTACAATAAGGAGTATATTATGGAAGGCTTTACATTGGAATTGGCGGGTATGGACATTGTGCGCAAGGCACAGGTGTATGCTATGGCTGCTCACGCCAGTGTGAAGCAAGTTCGCAAGTACACCGGGGAACCTTATATCGTTCATCCTGCAGAAGTTGCTAAGATCGTTGCCGGTGTTCCTGGCAGCACTCCTGACATGGTTGCTGCCGCTTGGCTTCATGATGTTGTAGAAGACACTGGTTGCACTTTTACTGACATCCATATGGCTTTTGGTATTGACATTGCTACCTTGGTTGGCTGGTTGACTGATGTTAGTAAGCCTGAAGATGGTAATCGTGCACACCGTAAGGCCCGGGACTGTGCACACTCAGCTCAGGCTCCGGCTGAAGCACAGACTATCAAGTTGGCAGATTTGATCAGCAATAGTCGTAGCATCATGGAGCATGATCCTGAATTCGCACGAGTTTACTTGGAAGAAAAGCGTTTGTTATTGGAAGTTATGACTAAGGGTGATGCTACATTGATGGCAGAAGCTAAAAAGTATATCATGGAGAATTAATATGAGCGTTATTACAGTTTGGAAATGTGACGAAACAGGTAAACTGTTTGAAGATAAAAACAAGTACTCGAGCCATTTGCGTAAGCTGGCTCGTGAGCGCAATACTAAGCGCAAGCTAATGGTTGCCGAAGCCATTGCTGACCAAAAGTGGAACGAACTGTACGAGTGCGAGCAAAGTATCGAGCAATGGCGTGACATGGTTATTGCCAACCAGAATATGTTCTGGGCAGAAGCCGCAAAGGGTGATCCTTACGATTGGCGTCAAGTTGGCAAGATGAGCACTCGTGGAAAGAATGGTGTTGTTTGCCCGGTTCCGCGACTGCTGGAGTTCACTGAATTCAACGTTCGCTGGAATCCCAAAGTCAGCAACAGTCATTCAGCACCACACAATGGTGTTACATGCTGGAGTAGTCGTGAAGCCGAAGATGGTCGCCCAACAAGCTACCCTGGCTGGAGTGGTCGTGCGGAATGGATTGTCGCCTGGCCTAAAGAATGGGATGGCTACTACCTTGGCGGTGATTTGTTTAGTGGTGGCACATTCCGCACTGGTCGTCAACGTGCTCATACAGGCACAGGCGGTGGGGGTGGTATGCGCTACAGCGAAAAGCATGGTTGCCATGTTCAGAGCTTTGGCTATGACTTCCGCATGTATGCCGCAGACTGGCCTGGCTTGGCTCGAGCAGAAGGTATGCGACAACTGGAAGAAGTTCTTCGCGGAACTCGCAACAGTGTAGATTATGTAGTATAAAGTAGTACATGATAATAGGACTGGAATATTGACAGGTATTCCTGTCCGTGTTATAATATGTACATATTAAGGAGCAGTCACATGCCTTGGATTGAAAATGTAAGTTTGGGAGATATTCCCAAAGGCAGGCATCACAACGCCGGCGAAAATAGTATGTTGATTCAGATCGTAGACCCTGCCATGGAGTTTCCAGTACCCATGCACAAGTTTAAAGAGACACATCAGTTTCAGTTTCTAGATCTTGAGCAAGGCGACGCCTTTGGCGAGGAATTCAAAGTCACTGACGCTCAGGCCGCAGAACTTGTTCGGTTGTTACAACATGCCATGGACAAGCGTATGAATGTGGTTGTGCATTGTGTTGCGGGTGTTTGCCGCAGTGGCGCAATCTGCGAAGTTGGAGTTATGATGGGCTTTAGCGACTGTGAAGTGTTTCGTAGCCCTAACTTAATGGTCAAGCACAAAATGATGAAAGTTTTGGGTTGGACCTATGACGAGAACGAGCCGCATACTATCAACGGTGTTGTCTTGGACAGCGGCTTAATCGTACCCAAAGGATACGAAGGAGATATTTAATGTCAAAACAAGTGGTTTATAAAGGTCTTATCCTTATGCCAGGAAGTGCGGCTCTTGAACTGTGGCGTGACTGGCAAAAGGAAACCAAAGATCGCAATACTAAGCAAAAGAAGCTGGATCAGCATATGAAAGAAGTTGAACAGCGGCACAATGAACTTTTGGAAAGGTACAAATGATTAGAGTTATTTTCTTATTTTTGACTTTAGCGGTGCTATCTTATATTGGTATTAAAGCCGCTGAAAAAGTAACAGGTAAACAATTAGTCTTGTTGACAAAAATTACAGGTTACGTTATAATTAGTTCTGCATTGGCAATGTCGCTGATGTTTATTTTGGTAATGCTCTTTTAAGGACACAGAGATGAATCGCTTCGTTAAACTTTCCCTGATCGCCGCCGCAGTGGCTTCTATGGCAGCTTGTACTCGTATTGAAACCGGTGAGGTCGGCGTTCGTGTCGGCTTTGATAAACAGGTTAAACCCGGTGAACTTGAGCCAGGTAGTTTCAATCAGGTCTTGATTGGTGATGTGTTGACCTTCCCCTACAAGGACGTTAACGTCACACTGGAGAATATGACTCCTGTAGCCAAAGACAACAGTACTATGAAAGATCTGGATGCTGTAGTTGTGTATAACCTCAACAAGAATCAAGCCGCAGAATTGTACTCAACTAAGAACCGCAGTTTCCATGCAGAGTTCAAAGGTGATACTTACTTGATGTATAACTACATCGTACAAAACGCTCGTAATGCTATCTACAAGGCCGCACGTAAGTACGAAGCACTGGACATGGCTGATAATCGTGACAACATGGAAAACTTCATCAAGGAAGAAATCATTCGTAACCTTGCTGAAGAAAAACTGGACGGTGCGATTACAATTAGTCAAGTTATGATTCGTAATGTTACACCGGCGGATAGTGTGGTTCAAAGTGCCAACGACTTGGTTCGTAGTAAGAACGAACTCAAGCAGAAAGAAATTGAAGTTAAGACTGCTGAAGCCGAAGCTCGTCGTATGGCGGCGCTGGCTAACAACAGTTCTAGCTCAATTGCTTTTATGAACGCACAGGCAGCACTGAATATCAGCGAAGGTATTAAGAACGGCAAGGTACAGACTATTGTGGTTCCCAGCAACATGACCAGCTTGATGTTGCCTAAGTAATTATGAAGCTACCACTAAGCCCCGGCGAGTATATGGTTGCTACAGGAGCAGTCTACATTGTTGCGGGCTTGGTAAACTTATTTGTTTACAAATACACCGAGGTTGAATATATACAAGCCGCATGGCTTTTAATATTATTGATTCCAGTATTATTCCCTGTCAATAAACTTGTTCGTAATGCACCTTTTTGGAAAACAAAATGAAGCAACGTGGATTTACTCTTATTGAATTGATGATTATTATAGCCATTCTTGGTATCTTAACTGCCATTGCTCTACCAGTACTAATGGGTTCAACTAATCAAACTAATAACATTAGTTGGGGTATTAATGGTATGACCGAAAGTCGGTGTATCGAAGGCTACAAATTTGTAGTTGGCGAGAAAGGTCAGGCTAGGCAAATCCTGGATGAGTTTGGCAAAGGCGTTCGATGCTATTCTAACCCAGAGCCTGGCAAGCCTGGTAGTTTTGGGAGCAACTAATGTTTGATTGGTTTAAAAGCAAAATCTACAAGACTCCAAAGTACCCAACTTGGAGTGATGTCCCAGATTTGAACAAGGTGTATGACGATATGAAAAAAGTCGGTGATGACATCAAGAAGGTAATCCCATTTCCCGAGCCCTATAAGGTTGACGTAAAACCACCAGAACCGCCTAAAGAAGAACCAGCGGGAAAGACAGTGTATAGTGTTGGACTCACTGATGATAGTCGTGTGAGCTTACATGTAGGTTATAGTTCAATTATTATGAATCCAGCAGGTGTTCAACAATTGATCGAACAACTGCAATTGTTTAAAAGTCAAATTGAACAGGTGACAGCAGATGACTGATGATAACCCACATGTAGATATCCTGGGTCGAGAACTTAAAGTCGGTATGCCTGTGGCAGTTAGCACCAGTTTAAGCCTGAGGATTTGCACAGTTAAAGCACTTACTCCTAAAATGGTTAGAGTAGAGCCAGTTAAGAAAGTCACTGACTGGCGAGGTAAAACAAAAAGTTATCTTGAGTATGGTAATCAAATGGTGATCGTGGGCGGCGAAGATGTCCTCATGTATGTTTTAAAACACGGAAATTAATATGACAATGCAACGATGGATGGAAGCAGTGGGCTTTAGAATCACAGAAGGCAGCACCTATCAATGGAACTGCTATGGCGGCAATGCGTACTGCCTAGATAGCTGGGACGGTGATCAGGACGGGCACAGTTTTAGTATCATTTTTGATACCAAAGATCAAACAGTCTACGAGATTCAAGCACATGACTTTAAAAATCAACGTGCTTATCGCTGGGTAGCCGCCAGTTGGCGTAGTGCCATGGAATCTGAAGCTGTTGGTAAAGGCGTCATGGAAAAACAGGCCTGGGACGAAGTTGACTATGTTGACCTGGAAGTACTGGACGATATGTTCGAAAAGATGATATGTATCGAAGCCAGTGAACCCTATGATACTAGAGTACAAATTCCTGTGGACTTTACCGATGAAGAACTATTAAAATACATGACCATGGCTCATGAGCGTGACATCACTTTTAATCAGTTGGTTGAAGGTGCCCTACGCGATTATATAGAATCTCAGGGAGTAAAATAATGCCAACAGTATACACAGAAGTTCAAGTAGATGTGGACTTAGATGACTTTGACGACGAAGATCTAATTGAAGAATTAGAAAATCGAGGAAAAGGTTTTGAGGTAGCTAGTCGTAATGGCACAGAGATTGTTAGATCTATCTACGAAAAACGCAGACTGGGCCAGGACTATCAGCGAGAACTTGATGATTTAATTTACATGGCCATTGGCAAGGTGGTATAATGGTTTCACTGGCTGATTACTTTGCAAAAAATCGCTATAAACCTGTCTACGAAATAGGTGATCGTGTTTTTGGCAAATACAATAAAATCCCATTCATTGGTACAGTTGGCAATGACACCGTGATCAGTGAAATAGACGGACCACAAGTAAGTGTTCATTTAGATTTGCCTATCAAGGTTGGCAAAGAATATAAAACTTTACTGATACTCAAGCATAAAGATATAAAGAGTCGCTTAGTAGAATTTTAAGCACCAATACCAGGACAATGTCTTGCTAGTATGTCCTGTACATCTGGCAAGACAGACCTCCAGCTTGTACCTCTGATTTTATCTAACTTGTCCATGGTTTCAACAAACTTGGCTAGGTCAGATATACGTTCTTGATCCATGTACTTTTCTAAAAACCTTATGGTTGCTTTATACCATTTGGTTCTTGCTTCGCTGTGATGCATTAGACTTTTATAAGTGTCGATAATTTCTTGTTTGGCACTTCTTGGCAATGATCTAAGATCATGCCAGTCCGGACCTTCCAAGAATCTAAACTCTGTGGTCACACCCAACTGCTCCGCTATTTCTGTGACTCTAATGGGTGCATAAATTGAAGCAACGCCCATACAACAGGATAGGTAATGAACTCCTAGACCACTGTCCTGTACTTGCTTGATATTGTTAACCAAGTTATCATAGTTGCCTGGAAAACGTATAAGACCATAACGTTCATTGGTGTCATCCATGCTCACACAGAAATTTATTTTTCTAAAGTGTTTGAATTTTTCTATGACTTTTTTGTTTATAGCACTTAAATTGGTGTCAAATCTAAGTGTGATATCTTTGGCAAAATCTTTGGCAATAAGTCTATCCAGCATTTCTTGGAGAGCAGGTACAACCAACGGTTCGCCGCCTGTCAAGTACAAATGCCTTAGACTAGGAGCGATACTTTCAAAGCGTTGCCACCAGATAGGGCTTTCCCACCACTTGGCAAAATCCAAGGTATTTTTACCACGTGCATCCTTGATAATATTATAATTTATGTAACCGCCCACACCCACTGGCTTATCTATACCGTATAGTGCTACATGATCATCATACCATAAACTACTGAATTCTGCACTGCACATTATACATTTCTGATTGCATAAATTACCAAACCTAAGACCTAGATTGACTACCTTGGCCGTACTGGAACCATCGGGCAATGTATATTGGTCAGCACGATCCCAGGTGATATACTCTGGAATTTCTCTGGACGTTACAACATTGACACGCTGTCTTTTACTACGACCCCATTTTTTGACATGTTCATTTTCTTTACCCCAGCCACTGATTTCTTTGGTACTGTCTTCTGAGTCATAGCAATTTCTGCATCGCTGTACTTTTATATTTTCTCGTAATTGTAACCTATGAGCTTTATGAGTTTCACTGTTCATGGCTTCTTCGATACTATGTGTAAGGACATTCATGACTTTGCCATCTTTATCTTCTGCCATGCCATAATCCTTGTCATAATTGGCTAGACAACATATTTTATAATCACCCAGTGTATTAATTTCGATCTGGCTCCAAAGTTCGCCACAATAACTTTCTAAATTGAACATAGTCTATTATTTAACTAAAAATATCGTATATTGACATTAAATCACAATTATAGTATAATAACCATATGAACTATTCTAAACGTTATGATGATTCTGGAAATGTGGCTGTATTGATAAGCCCAGGTTTTGGTGCCGGCTGGAGCTCTTGGGGAGACGGTGAACAACGAGAAGGCATGTTGTTTGACAGCCGTCTAGTAGACTTTGTGTTAGCACAAGGCACAGAAGGTCTGGGCGACTATGCAGAATCTTTGGGTTATACTGGCTACATGGGCGGTGCTGAAAGTGTGCAAGTAGAATGGTTAGAATCTGGTACACGATTTTTTATCGACGAATATGACGGTAGCGAAAGCATCCGTACATTCGATGACCTGTGTCATGTGGCATGATATGAAAAAGCAAAATCTTTTTTTAGCGATGTGGGACTGCGAAGGCCTAGAATGTTTATTTGATATCACTGACATGGACGGCGACATGCTTATGGCAAAGTTAAAAGGAGACGATTATAAAACTCCTTTTAACTTGTCCATGCTTATGTTACGTGCAAGATTTAACAGCCAGCGCAGTTATGAAATCTATACGTTTAGTACAGATCCAGAGTTGGAATACGATGAAATTAAAAATATGTTTGAAGTTTCACCTCAGGTAATAGTTGATTCCATTAGACAGCATGGTAGAAAAATTTACAGCGATTATCAACACAGCGACAAAAAGGTAATTACATGATCACAGGTCAAATTTGGTTTGCAGGTACCCAGTGCATTGGTATTGTTCAGGTCGTTCAAGACCATGAAGTAGAAGAATATAGACAAACTGGTCAGGCATATTTTAAGTATTACATTGGTGTAGGTTGGGGTCAAGATGAAAAGACTGATGCCAGTTATATTGCCGAACATGGTCTACCATTTGACGTTGCCGCAGGCAATACACTGTTTAGGGTAATGTAATGAGCAAGGGCGTAAAAATACCTTTTGAAGTTGCAGACAGTATCACACTGGCTTCACTACAGGATCAGTACAAATACTTAAAAAAAGAAACTAAACAACACTTGGAAAAAGGTCAGTGGATGCATCCCGAAGATCTAGGCAAAAATATTCAATTAATTAATGCACTGGAATTGCTAATTCCATATTACGGCGGTGAACTATGAAAAAGATTTATTATATTAAACAAGGGCGAAAGTATGTTCCTGTCGCCGAATATGACCAAGATCTTATGAGTAGTTTTCCAAAGGGTACTCATATCGTTATGTGTTATCCTGGCGGTCAGTCTACTCGCTACAACATTGATCCTGCTTTTGCGCCAATGATCGCCGCAGGCCGTTATGCCGAAGATGCAGTCTGCACGGCTATGTACAAGGCTAGCGAAGCAAAGCCCAAAGAGCATCCTATTACAGAACGCCAACGTACTGCCTGGGAAGAAATGAAAGCAGCCTTTGGTGATGAATTCTTCAGCTTGACTTTCCCCAGTGTTCGTGATTTATCTGAAGAAGGCGTCAATGCCATGCAAGCGGAAGCAGATAAATTACTTAAACACGAAGCAGTTAAACAAGCCTACGATCATTTTATGTTTGTGGCAAAGTTAGCCTACGATGAAAATAAAAAAGATTGAGCATTATAAAACTACAGCGGTTATGGTTGAATTCGACGAGTTCTTCGGCGAGTTCGATCATGCAAGAATTGACGAAATTATCGATTATATGAACAGTACAGATGCAGGGAGAGTAGCTTACAATATATGGAAATTCAAGACCGAAGACAGCGCAAGAAATTCTTTATTCATTTTGGGATTGAAGACATGAAAATATCTGCATCCAAGGTAAAATTAATGGATCGAAGAATGACCGGTCATAATATCATGAAGTATCACATAGACTTTGATAGAAATTATAAGTTATCACATACACAGCGAGTAGAAGAATTTTATAAAGTATTGCGTTGGTGTGAGTCGCAGTATGGCGTGAGTAGACCACTGCCAGATTTAGAATATGCCATACAGCATGGCATCAGCGCCGACGACATAAATTTGCGTTGGACCTGGATGCGTGATAATTTCCGCACAAAAATTATGTTCGCAGACAAAGAACAAGCGGCACATTATACACTGGTATTCGGAGTATAAATGGTAATTCAGGGACCTAGTAAAGCACTAAAAGCGGCAGCCTGGCTCAAAGACAAGGGCTGGGAATATACAGTAGAAGTTAGAAATCACAGTCCATTTTCTGGCACTTACGATTTTAAGTTAAATAATAGACAACAGGAATTTATTTTTGAGTTAACATGGGCAAGCTAAAATATATATTATTAACATTATTATTGGCGCCAGCAATGGTCTGTGCTAAACCACCTAATACTACCAAGACCGTACCAACCAGTGCATATGGCGTATTTGACATCAACGCCAAGGAATTTAATTTAGAAGAAAATATTTCAGAAGTTAAAAGTATTGCCAGTATAACTAAATTATTCACTGCCGCCACAGTGATGCGCAGTGGTGTTGATATGCATGAGTTAATAAAAGTACAGGGTCGCAGTGGTGGTAGATTTCTTAGAGGTAGTTACCTCCCACGCTTGGATTTGTTCAAAGCAATGTTGATCAGCAGTGATAATCTTGCCGCAGAAAGCCTGGCACTGGCACATCCTGGAGGACATCTAGGTTTTTTAGAAGACGTTGCAAAGACCATTGAACATGCAGAATTGACAGCCACTAATATCGTAGATGCCACAGGACTATTAGCGGATAATAAAAGCACGGTTAGAGACCTCAGTAAATTCTTAGTTTACTTACAAAATTATCCTTTGATTTTATCAGTGGCCAGTGACCGAGAAGATCAGGTAAAATATCAAAGAGGTAAAAAAACTATTACAGTTTTCTTAAAGAATACTAACCCTGCACTCTGGGTATATGATTCAATTGTAATGAGTAAGACAGGTTTTACCAGCGCCGCAGGTCGCTGTGTTGCTATGTTGATGCGCAGAGGTTCCGACATCGTTGCAGTGGTTATACTGGGACAGCGTGATGTAAGAACAAGAACAATGACAGTAAACAGCTTAGTTGCCAGAATGTGACAGAAGTTAGATTACATAAACCACTGGATACGATTCTTAGCATACTCAATGACATAAGGTCGGCCGGATATGTTCAGGGCGCCGACTTTGATTTTGCTTATTATAAAACTACCTGGGATCCTATGGTAGGTGACATCCCCAGTTCAACAATCTTTACTTTCTACACCGAAGAATTAAGTTTGATGTTTGCATTAAAATATGGAACCTAATGGAATATACAATAATCACAGACGGTGCAGGTTGCTATCCCTGGACAGAGTTTTTTGTACTATGGCCACGAACAACTATTACAGGTAAAAAGATATTTTGGGAACGTGCATTTAAGCGCAGAGTATGGGTAGTATGGGGCGCAGGCTTTCACATGGAACCCGAAGTAGAATATGCTACCTTATTTGAGATCATCGGTGACAGCGAACACTAAAATACCATAAATTGACGTAAATTCATTTTGGTGTTATAATACATTATCAGTTAACAAGGAGCACAAAATGGCTACGATTCAAGAAGTAAACTCAAGTATTATGTTTGGTAATTTTACCAATGATCAACTGAACAGCATTGTTCAGGCAGTGCAATTTGCCCGCAATCAGCTGGCCAAAGAGACACGTCGTAGCGTCACAATCGGTACTAAGGTGAGCTTCGTTAACTCACGAACAGGGCGCAAGGAAGTTGGCGAAGTCACTGCAATCAAGATCAAGAATCTGGTGATTCGTGTGGGTATGACTAACTGGCGAGTGCCCGCCAGCATGGTCGCTGTGGAAGAATAATAGCCAATAATAGGCATAAATTGGTGCCTGTGTTATAATACATTATCGGTTAACAAGGAGCAGACATGAGCAATTTTACTTTTTCAGCTGAGGATTTCAAAACTGTACATAACGCACTCTGCGATCTTCGCAGTGTCTGCGATCGTCTGGACGGTGTTCTCAATCCTGATTTGTACAATAAGTTGACCAAGGCTCGTGATGACCTTAGTAAAGGCCTGGAAAATGTCTACAAGCAAGACTCCCTGGCATTCGAATCCAAATCAGATCACTATACCGCTGTTCAGGAACAGCTGGGTCTGAGTGCCGTCTGGAGCATCTTCGAAGTCGCCAATCTTAACGATCGTCATCCTTTCCACGGTGCAACCAAAGTACACTATAAAGACCACTGGGGTAAGCCTGTTACCAAAGACATCGTTGGTGCTACCTGGGCCGCCCTTTATGTTGCGGGTAACGCCGCAATTCGCGACAGTGGTGACAATCATCATGTGTTTATCGAGCAGTTTGCACCCAGCAAGGCAGACTCGAGTGTGCTGATCATGCAGACTGGTTCATAAATAGCCAAAAATAGACATAAATTGGTGCCTGTGCTATAATACATTATCGGTTAACAAAAAGGGGTTACGAAATGAAGCAAGATTATACAATGTATATCTACAAAGCAGATCGTCGTTGCAAGACAGGCGAGCGTCTGTTTAGTACCACAGTATGGGCTAACCGTGATGCAGAAACCATGCGCCGCGAATGCAACGAACTCTACGATCTATATCCCGCTACCAAGGGCTGGCGTTTTGAATGTCATCCTACTAAGATCACTGTTAAGAGTTTGATGACGGGTAAAAATGTAGAAATCGATCGTGATACTCCCTGGGCTTGCAATCCTGCCAGCGAAACTTATTGGAGCATGTAATGACTAAAGAAATCAAAATCAAAGTATTCGCCGATCCAGGTCATGCTTGGGCACGTTTCCCTAAAGCCCGCTTGGTTAAACTGGGAATCGCCGACAAGATCACTGCCTACAGTTACCAAAATGGCGCCAATGCTTTCCTGGAAGAAGACTGTGATCTGGGTACGCTCATCGGTGCTCTGAAAGCACAGGGCTATGAGATCAAATTCTCCGAAAGCCACACTAACAAGCAGAGCAAGATCCGCGGCTATAACTCTTATCGTGTTTAATTGACTAAAATTGGTTTTGGTGTTATAATTAATACTTAGAAACAAAACAGGGAATAGTATACGTTATGAGATTAACTAAGATTATGTCAACGTATGAGTCACCAGAGTCCTTGAACGCTTCGGGATTCTATGATTTAACTGAAGAAGAACAAAATCAGTGGCGCGATGCTCGAGTCGCACTGTATAAAGAAAGACAGAAACCAGATCAATATGGCTATACCTGGTTTCAGCGACGTAGCTTGGAAACTATGACTCCTGGCGAAATCTCAAATGACTTTAGAGTAAAAAACAACGATTACTCTACTCATGTGAAAAAAGCCAAATTTGTCGGCAGAACTAGTAACGGGCTGGAATTTATCTATGACGTCACTTTGAAAGATGAGACAAAAACGCAAGTCTTTTATAGCATGACGTTTGGGACACCAGTTGGAGATGTATTTAAGTGTCGCAGAGCTTAATTGGCGTCAATAATCGCCATAAATAGGCGTTAATTCAATTCTGTGTTATAATACGTTATCAGCAAACGAAACAAAGGAACTCAAATGTCTAAATCTTTTACTACCCACCTCGGCGGCACTGTTACTTTTACCGCTACTGGCCTGATCCATAAAGCAGGTAACGCTCAGTACTCTGGTCGTCTTGCAGAACTGAATCAAGAAGCTGTGACGCTTGGTGAACCCAAGCGTGGTCGTGGTCGCCCACGTAAGCAAAAATAATCAAAAATAGACGTAAATTCAGGTCTATGTTATAATACATTATCAGCAAACGAAACAGGAGTTTTAAAATGACAGTAAATGAAAAGTTTTTTAAGGTAGCCAAAGAATACGCAACTATCGCTCGTGATAGTCTGGGCTCAAATGGTAAACCAATTACTTCAATAAAGCGTGACAATATTATCGCAGTGTTGACTTACAAATTTGCAGGCACGAAGGCATTTGGCAGTGGAGTTGCGATCACTCGAGAGTTTATGGAACAACTTGCAAAAGAAGTTGACGGAGAATACACGATGGCACCTGCTCGAATCGTGTTCAACCGAAAATAACCAATAATAGACGTAAATTCAATTCTGTGCTATAATAACTTATCAGCAAACGAAGGACACAGATGAAAAGTTTAGCACAAGAATTGCCCCAGGGTTTAGTCGCAGAAAATGATATCTTAGACGCTGGTTTTAAGTTAATGAAGGAACAAATGGGTTTGAAGTCCGCTCGTTATTACTTCTATTATCATGAAGATTTTCCAGCTGATCTAATCAATGAATATACTTGGTTAGAATCCAATCGTAAACTTGAAACTGTTTAAGGAGAAAGACATGGGAACTCGTAGTCGTATTGGTGTTATGCATGGTGATAATTGCAAAAGTGTTTATTGCCACTGGGATGGATATCTGGAACATAACGGTCGTATCCTGCAAGAAAATTATGACAGCGCCAAGGCCAATCACCTTGTAGCACTTGGCGACCTAAGCTCGTTGGGCCAGTGGCTCAGTGCTCCCGGGGTACTTGAGCACACCTTCGACAAGCCCGTCAAAGACGTTTGTGTGTTCTACGGTCGTGATCGTCAGGAAACTAACTGTGAGTTCAAGACTCACAGTACATTTGAAGCGTTCTTTGATCGTGTAGAAAGCTGTGGTGCAGAGTGGTACTATATCATGCGTGATGGTGTTTGGTACGTAGGCAATACCTATGTAAGTGATACCAAATATTATAAGAAACTCGTATTGCTGTCAGAGGCATTGTCCGAAGCAAAAGTGGCATGATATGAACATCCAAACCGTAGCCAATAACCTGCGAGCCACAATCGCTGGTAAGGAGAAGATGCTGGCAGAATTTGAGTCTACCACCCTTCGATCAGGTGCTAATCTTGAAGCAGTGTTTGCCACAAAAGAGTTTCTGAAAATCAACATCGCCGAACTCAATCGTATCCTGGATGACTTGGTGGAGTGTCAAGTAAAGGGTGTTGAACAATCGTGGCGTGACAATCCAGACCGTTCAGGCGGACAGTTTACTGAAGATGAAATAGATAACGCAGGAGCATGGCGATGAACAACTGGGATAAATCTAACTTTGAATTTTTAATGAGCCTAAAGACACAGCGTGATTGGAATAACTGGGCCGCACGATGCACCGATGATGATTTCATTTATGCCATGGAACTTATTAAAACTGCCCAGTCAGAACTAGAAGTCCAATTCATGGAATCTACAGAAAACCTCGAAGAGGATTTGGACCTAACAGAGGCCCGTGTGGTTCTGTCGAGGTTTGCACTGTGAGTACTTGGTTCCTTGTTATATTTCTTTCATTGCCATCGGGCGTACATGTCGACAAAGTCGCAGTGCCTATGAAAGGGGTATTGGAACAAAATTGTGTCAAAGATAAGTTTGGTATTTGGCGCTATCCTAGGCCCGTGGAGGGCATGGATAAGCTCACTGTATTAACGGTGTGCGTAACAGAAAAACACTGGCGTGGTGTTGATTAGGAGTGATTATGATTAGTAAATTTTTAGATTGGTTGTATTCTAAACGCAAGCCCATTGGTTATACCATAGGTGGGCTGAATGTTCTAGCAGGACTGGGTCATTTACTGCAAGCTGAATTTGGCTTGGCACTGTTATGGTTTGCAATTGGTATGATGTTGATCATGGATGCCTACGAATTCAAATGACAGCGAAGTGTGCAGAATTAGATTTGCACGGTGTTCGACACAGTGACGTGGACAGGCTAGTAGAAAACTTTGTTTATTTAAATCAAAGTGAAACACCGTTAACTGTTATCTGTGGTAATAGCAATACAATGATTCAGCTAGCCAGGGATGTAATCAATAGAATTGGCTGTGAAATGTTTGAGCCGAGATTTGGTATCATTGTTATTACAAAGATTTGACATACAATTTATTTTAGCATATAATTAATTTTTAAAAACAAAAAGGAAGTTTATGAGTTTAGTACCAATGGTTCTAGAGCGCACGGGTAATACAGAACGTGCCATGGATTTGTATAGTCGACTAATGCGCGATCGTATTATCATGCTAGAAGGCGAAGTTGAAGATCAAATGGCTAATCTTATTGTGGGTCAACTGCTATATCTCGAAAGCGAAGATTCTGGCAAAGATATCACAATGTTTATCAACAGTCCCGGTGGTAGTGTCAGCGCAGGACTAGCGATCTACGATACAATGCAGTTTATTAAACCCGATGTAGCAACTTATGTTATTGGACAGGCATGTTCAATGGGTAGTTTTTTAGCACAGTCTGGTGCCGCAGGTAAACGATTTGTTCTGCCAGAAAGTCGAACAATGATTCACAGGGTTAGCTCAGGTACACGTGGCACCAGTGGATCAGTTCACGTACAGGATTTACAGTTTGAAGATGCGCGACGTAGTTTTGAAGAAAGTGTTCGCGTCAACAAACGTCTAACAGAATTGTATGTACGCCATAATACTGCTGGTAAGACCTATGATGAACTTTTCCAGACCATGAAGTTCGACACGTTCCTCAGTGCAGACGAAGCTGTGGCCAATGGTCTTGCAGATCGCGTAATTTATAAGCGACCCTGATATGAATGATATTATTTCAGTATTGTTTTGGACATTTGTGATTTGGTTCGTTCTAAAATTCATTGCACTTTATTTGAAATCAAGAAATGATCTCCTAAGAGAAGACCTGGATGCAGTTTCTAAAAAGATCAAAGAAACAATTATCGATGTGAATATTGAAAAACACGGAGATATATTCTATGTGTTTGAAAAGGAAACAGATAACTTTGTGGCACAGGGTAAAACAATTACAGAACTCAAAGAAGTAATGCAAAAGAGATTTCCTAAAAAGACCTTTGTGGCCACAGAACAACATCTCAAAGAAAGCGGTTTAGAACTATGAAAAACTATGCGAAGGCTATACGACCAAGTGCTCCTCGTCAAAAAATCTCTTGGAGACGTAGGCTGGTAAATTGGCTAACTGCCAATGAAGCAGACAATGATATAGGCCTGGGTATTCAATTACATGAGACTCGAGGAATCGACCGAAGCGATGGCACCGTGACTTTTACGGTTCATCCTGCCAGCGGCGGTTATGTTATCGAAAGCTCGTACTATGACGATAGAAAAGACCGGCATGAGCGTAAACTGCATATTATCACTAGCCAGGAAGACTTCAGTGAAGAACTTGGTAAAGCAGTGTTCATGGATATACTGCGGAATCGATAAATTCAGGTGTTGACAGCCCACCGGAATCTGTGTTATAATTAGGCTGTATTTTTAATTTAATGAGGTAATTATGTCAGGAATGACTTGGACTGTAACTTGTGGTAAATTCCGTAAGACTTATCAGGACTTCCAAAGTGCGAAAGCCGAAGCTGAAAAGGAAAGTTGGTTGCAAGACCGCGCCGCGGAAATTAAAACTAACCTGGGTAAGGTTAAGCGAGTTCGCGTCCGCAAAGCAGAATTTGCATAATGGGCTATGGTAGAGACTGGGATACACATACCATAAAACATTGCGTATGGAAAATGGCATATGAATGTTCCAGTCCTCATAATGATGGTTTTACAGCCTTTAAGGTTAAAAAAGAACTGTTAGATTTAAAATTTCTCATAGATGATTTGCTAGCAGAGTGCCCGACGTTTATCGGTGAAGAAGAAATACACCATCAACGTTTATTGGATAAACTAAAATGAAAATTAAATTAGTCAGCGATTTGCACTTGGAGTTCAGTGATATCAACATCACCAACGACGACAAGTGTGACGTGCTTATTTTATCTGGTGACATCATGATCGCCCAAGATCTGCATGACCACATTGCCGCAGACTTTAGTCCTTACAGCAACGGTGCATTGGCTGATCTTGACCGCAAGATGCAACGAGTGGCTCGGTTCCGTGACTTTTTAAAGCGTTGCAGTTTCCAATTCCCGCATACAGTTTATGTTGCCGGCAACCATGAATTTTATCATGGCAAGTTCTACGCTGGCATTGATTACCTGCGTGACGAATGTGCTAGGTTTCCCAACGTCTACTTTCTAGAGTGCGATACTAAGGTCATTGACGATGTGACTTTTATTGGTGCTACCCTATGGACTGACATGAACAAGGGCGATCCGCTGACTATGCATGCTATTGAAGGTCTAATGAACGACTTTCGTATCATTCGCAACGACCGACGAGAGTTTGCTCGTATGAGTGCCAGGGACGTAGTAGCCCGTCATGCTCGAACGTTGCAATACTTTAGAAGCGTGTTGGCAGAACAGCATGACAAGAAATTTGTTGTAGTTGGCCATCACAGTCCCAGCTTTCAAAGTGTTCATGAAAGTTACAAACACGAGCAACTAATGAATGGTGGCTATCACAGTGACCTCAGCGAGTTCATTATGGATCATCCGCAGATTAAACTGTGGACGCACGGACACACCCATCATCCGTTTGATTACATGATTGGAGAAACCCGAGTGGTATGCAATCCACGTGGTTACGAAAGCGATGGTTATAGCGAAGATTCTGGTTGGAATCCTAACATTGTACTGGAAGTCTAATGCTTTTAATTCTATTGATTTTGATAGCAGTTATTTGCTTCTACTTGTTGGCAAAAACTCCTAGCGGTTGTTCTGGAGATTGTTATCAGGGTCGACGTCAATGTAATTGCAGGAAAAATCGAGATGAATAAGTTTCGCCCACAGGGTTTATCCAAGCGTTTTATAATGAAACAGCGACTAAAATACGGTCGCTCTTCTGGTAGCTATAATTGGCAAACTCGAGTAAAATGGTATCCGGCAGGCTGGGGTTTTAATAAACAGGTAATCGGCAGGATATTCGGGCGTCTACACTACTTGGCTTGTCATGCACCTATACCAGTGCAACAGCGTTATCAAAGAGCTTATAGGACCCTAGACGCTCGTCTAACGCCGCAACGAGCGTCTGTACGCTACATTGACACCTATAGCGCAGGCGCTTGGCTCTAAAATAACCAAAAATAGACAATAAATCCGCTACTTGCTATAATATCAGTATTGTAGTAAGGAGTTCGGCTTGAAGTACACACTGATCACCGGTAATGGTAAAGTATACACTTTTTTCATTCAGGCTCTTGCACTAACTTACCAGCAGGCATATGGCGGCGTGATCGTCACTGCTGACACACTGGCAGAAATTACCCAATAATAGGCATAAATTACCACCTGTGTTATAATTTATACATGGCAACAAGGAGCTGGCGATGACAACTATGGTAGCAAAGATAGGCGATCGAGTGGTGCAAGTCATGCGTGTTGCTGACACTGTAGGATTCAGCACCGAGCGTGGTTGGCTATTGTTCAATCGCAGGACAGAACCACTCAGTGCATGGGACGATTGGTTCCACGGCACACTTTATATGTAAGGAGAATTGGAATGAAACTAATGTCTCAAAAACGAGCCGATCAAAAGTTGGCAAAAGAATTGAAGCGTGAGCGTAAGAAGGCTAACAAGACTCAAGAAGAAAAGAAAGCACAGGAGCAAAAGAATGACCGCAATCACTAATCTCATTATCGTACTCATGCCCGTTATCATCATGGGCCTGGCCGTTGTCGTAAAGGATGGATTCTAAAATGAACGAACGAATTGAAAAACTTCTAGACCAGATTCAAATAAACGAGCAGATTGAACGCCTTGCCAAACAGGCTGGTTGCTCAATTGACAGAATGGGTTACGGTGAAGGTAATCTGGAAAAGTTCGCCGAGTTGATTGTGCGTAAATGTGCCCAAATTGGTGAAGATGTAGATGGTAATCAGACTACAAAAAATGAGATTTTGAAACATTTCGGAGTTGAAGAATGAACGAACGAATTGGAAAAATATTAAATCGGTCTGGCGGAGAATTTTATGAAGGCTTTGCTGGTAGTCCTAATACCATTAAGTTTACTGAGGAAGAACTTCAAACATTCGCCGAGTTGATTGTTCGGGAATGTATGGCAATGAGCGATGAACTAAAGGCTCAATACCTTACCAGTCGTAAGAGCACAATGGACTTTGATGAAAAGAATATTTACGCAGAAGGTGAAGCCGCTTGTGATGTACTCAAATACAAGATGAAGAAACATTTCGGAGTTGAAGAATGATATCACTCAAAGATCAAATCGACACCGCACAACGATATCTGCGTCAGATGCAGATGCGTGTTCGTGAGCAGGAAGCCGTCATTGAAGAACTGGAGAATCGACGAGCGTACTGCGAACATGAGTTTACGAAGCCCGTCAAGGGCTACGAGCATGAGGGTGGTTACTGTGTTAAATGCGGTATCAACGAGCTCTACGCACCTACTCAGAAAAAGATGGTTCTGGGACAATAATCACCAATAATTGACATAAAATACGATCGATGTTATAATACATTATCGGTTACAAAGGAATGTATATGTCAGACAAATTACTCGCTCGCTTTCAACGTCAAGTAGATGCTACCCAGGCCAGCCTGGACAAGTTCGCCGTTGACTTTGCCAGCGATCCTGCCCATGCACTGACTTGGGGTACGGATACTTTTGCCAATGCCGCTAAACTGCGAGTGCTCAAGCAAATTGTTGCCGCACTGGCAGACGGCTCGGGCAATCTGGACAATATTCGTTCTACTCTCATGGATCGTGTCCTGCATCGTAGCAAGTATCCTGCACAAAGCACTAGCCCCACCAGCAACCTAATCGAAACTTACGAACTGGCGGCCTGTGCTGACATCCTGGGCGATCTGCAATACGCAACTGAATAAGGAGATAGCAATGAGCTATGCGAACCTGCCAGCTGATACTGTAATCAGTGCCTGCGAAAGTTACCTCGAAGCCAGACGTCTTCGTATCGAACGAGAATCTGAAGAAGAAATTGCCAGCTGGATCGGTGTGAAGGCTTGGTTCTGGGGCAAGCCAATGACTCGTGAACAGGCCAAAGATTATTGCAGTGAAGAATTGTGTTATATCAGAATCACCGGCGGTTATTGGGAACGTGAAACAGAAGCCTTATTGTCCCTAGCTCAGGTCGCTAAAAAAACAAATACAAATGTCTCGGTAAGTGCCAAGATGGCTGATTTTTTGAAAACACATTTCAAATGAAAGTCAAAGTTAATAATCCTGAATTCAACCGCCCAGGCGTTTGGTTCTTCGATCAGCCAGAGTTCTTTGAATACGAAGGCGAAGAATTTTCGGCTAAATGGATCATGCCTGGACAGCTTGCTCTTACCACTGGCGATCCCGAGTGGCCTGTTCGCGTTATTGCACGTAAGAATATTGTATCAATAAATAATCAACCAGTCGCTCAAGTTTCATCTGACATTCGCACAGTCAAAGTCAAGGGCAGTAAAGGTGATGAATACATTGTCACAGTGGGCAATGGAAAAGTTAATTGTACTTGCAGTGGATTTCAGTTTCGTAGAGCTTGTAAGCATGTCAAGGAGATAGAAAATGTTTAAAAAATTTGTTTTATTTGGCGCCGCCAGTGTGGCAATAATTACGCTCAGTGGATGCGCCAGTCCGCATCAAAGCAACCAAGCACTGGGTGCGATTGTTGGTGGCGCCGTGGGTCATGCATTGAATGTCGGTCCCGCAGGCACTGCTATTGGTATGATTGTAGGTGCAGACATAGGTAGGAATACCCCAGTTCAAGGTCATCATACTTACACTTATATTCAG